TTCTTCAAGACGGGCGAGGACGGCGGCACGTTCACGGATGCTTTCCAGGAAGAGATTGCAGCATTCGCTTACGACATGCGCCGCCGGAGTGTGAACGTCCAAATCCTTTCCAGGCCCATCGAGACGCAGGCGAAGAAGGATCTTATCGAGCTTTCCAAGTCTACCACCGAACGGTTCATCGACGACCTCAACTACCTCGGGCTTCCTGCACTTTCCCAGAAGTGCCCGCCCAATCCGCAGTTTGTGGTGAACCGATCAACCGAAGTGTCGAAAGGAACAACCAGTGTCCACACAATGTACCTGTACGGCTGCTTCCGAACGTGGCTCGAATCTACAGGAGAGAAGCACGGGCGTGTATCTGAAAGTGAGTTCCGGCACGAAGCGACAACCAACCATGGGCTGGAACTGAAAAAGCACCGAGGCGAGAACTACTACGTGAATGTTCACGGGGCTGCCTGGAAGGAGGAGGAAGAAGAAGGGAACCTTGTGATGTTCGCGCCCCTCACTGACGACAACTACTAAGGAGAAAAGCAATGAGACGTTTCGTCTTTACGGATGAAGTGCCCCCGGAGGCTATCACCATCCCGGGCATATGGAAGAACAAGCGGGGCAATGGATTCCGCGTACCGCACAACGCACATTCTCTCCTGGGCTGGGAGCCCAGCACACTGAACACAGTTTCAGATGAGATTCTGCACGAGGCGCTCACTTGCCCGAGGCTTACCCCTGGGCTGGACACGTTCGCCAAGCCCCACCAGAAAGAGATGATTCGGAAGATGCTTGCTCTCCCGGGCTCTCATGGCTGGGCCCCGCCCGGTGCAGGCAAGACCCTGACCGCCCTCGTGGTCATGGTCAACACCTCTGGGCCGAGGCTCGTGGTAACCAAAGCCGCTGCCCGGGGAACCTGGGTTGAACAAATCCGCAGGTACACGACGCTGGAGCCCGTGCTCCTCTTAGGACAAAAGCCACCACTGGGTTTTGAACTGAGCAAGGAAGTGATCTACGTCACCGCATGGGAGACTATCAAGTATTGGGCAGACGCCCTCTCCAAGCACATCCGCATTACCGTGTGGGATGAGATTCACTGGCTCCGCAGGCCCAAGCACTGCAAGGCCATCGTTCAGCAGGACGGCTCCGTCAAGTTCAAGGGGCTGGGCAACAGCCTCGACGCTGCCCGGAAGATTGCCCAAGCGAGCAACCGGAGCATCGGACTCACGGCCACACCCATCCCGGGCCGAGTGCGCGACCTATGGACGCAACTTGATCTGGTAGAGCCCTGGCAGTGGGGAACCTTCCACAACTTCGGTGTGAGATATTGCGGAGGAGAACACACCGGCTACGGCTACCAGTACAACGGGCTGACCAACGCAGAAGAACTACGCGAGCGCCTGGGCTTCGTAAAGGTCCGGGTGACCCGAGACGCTGTAAACCAGCACCTCCCAGCCAAGCGCAGGGAAATCATTCGACTGAATGTCCAAGAGCAGAACAAGCCCGCAGCGATGAAGCGAGAGATCCAACGTGCAGCAAAGAGCGGCGACCAGGAATCCTACTTCGAAACCCTGATGATGGAGGCTGCTTCCCGCAAGCACAACTACATCCAAGACCGGGTCGTTGACTGTCTCCGCGCCGGGCAAAAGGTCGTGGTCTTCACGGGCCGACGCCTGGACTGCGAACGGCTGGCCGAGAAGCTGGAGAAGTTCTGTCTCGCCCGAGTACCCAAGGCAGAAATCTGGTGGGCCCACGGAGGGACCGACACCGCCGAGCGGGACCGCATCCGCAATGAGTACATGGCTTCACCTGGGCCCTCGCTGCTCGTAGGCACGGGAGACGCCTGGGGTGAGAGTATCGACTTGCAGGACACGGACTTGGCCATCATCGCCATGCTCCCCTGGACTCCGGACAAGGTGATTCAGTGGGAGGGGCGCTTCGCCCGCCTGGGCCAAACACGGCCCGTGCTCGTGTCCTACATCATTGCCCGGGCAACAGCGGACGAACACGTCGCTGACCTGCTCTTGGACAAGCTGCCCCACGTCGGAGAAGTGGCCGAGGACAACGCAGCCCAGGAGATTGAAGGAGCCCTGGCAGGAGTAGACAACAGCCCCGAGGCCCGCGCTTCGTTGCTGGCCCGCATTTCCCAGGGGCCTGTTTCTCCTGAACACTCTCCCTAAACTATATGGGCACTTGACTTGCGGGTGCCTATACCCCATGCTACACTACAAGTAGGAAAGACCAATGCAACCGACCCCCCTCACACCCGATCAGGGTGCGATGCTTTACACCGGGCCATCCGAGCGCGGTTGGCACCGCATCGAATCAGTGCTCCGCTGTCCCAGGCTCTATGCTTTGAGGCATATCGAAGGCTTGGAGTTCAAGACAAGCAGTCCCTTGGTGTCCGGCACACTGATTCACTTGGCCCTTGCCCACCACTACAAGCGGCTGCAATGTCGCCAGCAGGGCACAGACCCGAATGTTTGGAAACATCCCGAGCACGCAGTCATGGCGCTCGCAGAAAAGAATGCCGACCAGTCCAAGCTGTGGGAACAGAACCATGGAAATGTCATAGCTGCTTACTATGAGTACCGGCAAAACTGGAGCGCCGAGAAGTGGAAGGTGCTTGAAGTAGAGGAGGAAATGCGAGCCCGGTTGGGGGGCGAAAAGTTTCTCTACACCCAGCGGCCCGACCTCGTTGTTGAGGATGAGCACGAGCGCGTGTGGATTGTTGACCACAAATCCTGCTACCGCATCGTGTCCAAGACCCTCCGGCAGCACATCCTGGACGGACAGTTCTTGGGCTACCAAATGTTTGGCCGGGCCAAGTATGGCGAGCGTTTCGCGGGTGTCATCGTCAACCGCATCAAGCTTGCCCATCCCCATGACTTCGACCGCCGGGCCCTGGAGCCCGCGCCTGCTGCGCTCAAGAACTTCACCGACACTGTCATCAACGCTGAGCGTTTGATTCAGAAATACGGTGAGAGCGGCAAGCTATCTGGCTTCCCCATGGCCCTGAACAACCAGACTTGCTTTGGTAAGTACGGCCAGTGCTCTGCTTTTGAGCAATGTCAGTTCGGTCTTCGATAGTGTGTTAGTGTTCTAAATCTGTGTGTAGGAGTAAATCGTGAGCAAATCAAACGGAAAGGCTCCGGCTATGCCGGGAGTCTTCATCTGCCTCTATGGGCCCAGCAAGGCTGGTAAAACTGTAGCGTCGGCTGCGGCTGGTTCCACGGGAGCATTCATCGGGAGCCCCTCTGGGCTCATGTCCGCCCGCCAGTTCTTGGGCATCAAGAACCTGGACATTCGTCCAGCCAAGCTGGTGCCCGAGGCAACGGCGCAGATCAAAAGCTTGTTGGGCTCTGGGACATCTCGGCCCCCCTCGATTGTGATGGATGACTTCTCCCTTGTGGTCGAGTCCACCATCAACGAGTACGAGGCGACCAAAGGACGCTCCAATATGTGGAGCGCCCTGACCAGGGACGTGCTTGAAATCAGGGATGCAGCCCGGGAAGCAACCGAGCGTGGCACCGTCGTCATCTTCAACTGCCACGAGCAACCGCCCCGCACAAGCAGTGGCAAGTTCATCCGTGGTGGCCCCGCTCTTCCTGGGCAACTGCCCGAGAAGTTCAGTGGGATGGTAGACGTGATTGGCCGAGCCATGTTCGAGGCGACCGCTGCCCCATGGAAGTATCAACTGTGCTTCGAGCCCCAGCCCGACTACGTGTGTGGCGACAGGCTTGGAGTCTTCCCGGGCATGGCTCCCATGAACATTGCCGAAGGACTGCGCCATGCAGGCTACCCCATCCCATATCCCCCGGGGATGGAGTGGATGCCCAAGGTGGTTGAAAAACTGTCCGACAAGATCCTGGAAGACGGGATTGAGAACTGGCCGACCATCATCCAGAAAGCATTCGGAGCCCTCCGAGGAGAGCACCCTGTTCCCCACGTCAGGTGGGCGATGCAGGACGCACTTCACCGGGCCATCCTCATCCATCACCAGAACGTCGGCATCGCGCAAACCTTTGCCCTGCCAACCGACGACGAGGAGCTATTCGCTTAGAGTTTTGGGGGGTCGGCTGGGACTTGGGTTTTTTATGCTTTTTCCTCTCAAGTCCTGGCTGGCTCTCCATCCCCCCCTCCCTTTGGGAGAACAGCAAACCAACAACGTGTGTATCTACAAGGAGCACTAAATCATGTCCTCTGAAATCATCAACCCCACCATCACCGTGGACTTCACCGGCACGACTCCCGCAGGCGGCTCATCCCTGGGCTACCTCACCGAGGGGTTCCACACCGGTACTGTCCTTGAAACCCGCCAGTACGAAGACAACGCTGGCCGTCTGTATGTCTACATGATCACCGACGGCATCCGTCACCGGGAGAGCTTCAACCTGTCCGGGAACGGCCTCGCTTTCCTCATGGGCTTCCTCGTCTCCGCTGGAATCCCCGAGGACAAGATGAGCGGTTCCATGAAGTTGCCCATGGACAAGGTGGTCAACCGTCCGGTGTTCTTCAACTACACCCCGCCCGAGTTGGAAGACAACGGTCGTCGCGTGGAGGGGAGCTACCCCCGCTATCGCTTTTACCAGAAGGCACAGTTCGAGCAGATTGTGAGCGCCACCAGCAAGCCTGTGTCTTCGGACTTCCAGGTGGAAGCTGCTGCGCCCACCAACGGGAGCAACGGGAAAGCGGTTGCTGCGCCCGCAGCATCCTCGGAAGAGAACTTCGACTTCCTGCTGGAAGGGTAAGTGATGCAGGGGTGTGTCACAAACCCGGCCCCCTCTCCTTCGGGAGGGGGGGCATCCCCTCGCTGTGCGCGGTGCCCACTCCGCACGGCCGACACCGGAGATCCGGTCGGCCCGGAGAAGCATCCGCACGACAAGGTGATTCTCATAGGTGAGGCACCCGGAACTCACGAGGTCATGGAAGGGAGGCCCTTCGTTGGCCCGGGTGGAATGGAACTCCAGCGAGCCCTGGACGCCTTGAACATTCGTCGGGACTTGTGCCACATCACCAACGCTCTTCAATGCCGCCCACCCAAGAACGACTTGGAAGCGGCGAACATCATGGTCGCCCGGGCCAACCGCAAACTCCGGCGGGATAATCCCACCGCAGAACAAATCCTTCGCCCGGCAGCAGCGTGCCGTGGCAGGCTGCTCCAGGAGCTTAGGCAAACTGGTATAAAAAATATCGTGTGTTTAGGGAAGACTGCCACAAAGGCTATCCGTGGTGGCGATTTCTCCATCATGGGCATTCGGGGAGGATGTGAAGAGGTGCCTGCCCCTTGGGATTCCAAGGTCACACTTAGGGTTGCGTATACTATTCACCCCTCGTTCGTCCTTCAGATGCCCGCATATCGCGAAGTTTTCCAGCACGATCTTCGGAAAGCATTTAGGTTCTTCAACGGGAGTCTCCAGTGGATAGAACCACGGATCGTAATCACGAACGATCCGGGCAAGGTCTTCCAACAGCTTCGGCGGTTCCGGACGCTGGGGGCTCCCCTCGCATACGATGTTGAGACGGATTCGATTGATCCGATGACCGCCAACGTCCGGTGCATTGCCATCAGCAACGAGGACGAGGCACTCGTCATCCCTACCCTGGGCATCCAAGGCGAGGCTCTCATGCCTCCAGCCCAGGAGAAGCAAATCAAAGAAATGGTTCGCGACATTTTATGTAGCGAGCTTTCGATCTTAGGCCACAACGCGGGCCAGTATGACCGTCTTGTGTGCGAACAGTGGCTCGGCCAAACACCCAACCTCGCGGCAGATACGCTGCTTCTGCACCTCTTGGCAGACAACGAACTCCCCCACGGTCTTGGTTTTGTCGGCTCCTTCTACACCGACAACCCGGAAGCCTGGAAGGCTGACCACACCGCAACCGAGGCGAAGACCAACCGAGAGCTTCATGTCTATTGCGGGAAGGATGCCTGCGTCACTGCTCGAATCGCTACCCCTCTTGCCCGAGACGTGAAGAACCGTCGGCAGACACACCTTCTGCCCAGAGAGCACATGCTCCAGGCGTTGGGCACAGTCATGCAGTCGAACGGGATGCACCTGGATCGAGAGCGTCTTGAGGAGAAAAGCCTCCTGCTTGAACAGAGGGCTAAGCACCACCTCGCGGAGTGCCACAGCATCGGTGGGGAGAAGTTCAACCCACAAAGCACCCAGCAAATGGCAAAGCTGCTCTTCAAAGATTGGGGTCTTGCTCCTCACCACTACTCGGAGAAGACGGGCGACCCTTCCACAGACGACACAACGCTCCGGGCGATGCTCATCCACTACGGGCTGGACGAGGAGAAGGTCCACTTCATCAACTCCGTTCGGGCTTTTCGCAAGGCGAGCAAACTCTTGGGCACATACATCCGTCCGCTCATGGGAACAACGGTCAACCGTGTACACCCATCCTACAACCGGCTACCCAAAACAGGGCGCTACTCGTCGAGCAATCCAAACATGCAGAACCAGCCCTACTCTATCAGGGACATGTACGTCGCTCGCCCTGGGCACCTACTGGTTGGGGCAGACATGGACCAGTTGGAAATGCGCCTCATCGCAGAAGAAGCCCAGGCGATGAACTCACTCCGCATCATCAACGACAACCTGGACCCGCACAATGAAACGATGGAAGTCATCTACGGGCCCGAGGTGTGGGGCTTGGACGGCGCTCCCGAAGACCGAAGAGCTAAGGGGAAAGGCCAGTTCAAAGCAACCCGAGACATCACCAAGAACGTCCGGTATGCGTGGCAGTACGCAGCATCCGTGAAGCGTATCCACGAACAAGTCGTGTCCGTCGAGGATGACGAGGGCAACCTCATTTTCTCTCACATGCAAGTAGAGGACATTCGCCAAGTCATCGAAGGTC